TAGCCGACGCAGTGACCATGAAGTTTACTGCTCATGGTTATCACTGGAATGTTGAAGGTCCAGACTTTGCTCAATACCACGAATTGTTTTCAAACATCTACGAAGATGTTGATAGTTCAATTGACCTAATTGCTGAAAATATTCGCAAACTAGATTGCTATGCACCTTTTGCTTTACAAGATTTTGTTGAACTAAGAACACTACAATCTGTTGGTGTAAAGACAATGCCATTAGATATGGCAAAAGCATTGCTAAAAATGAATGATGGAATACTGTTACAAATTGACAAAGCATTCAAAGAAGCAGTTAAAGAAAATCAACAAGGCATTGCCAACTTTCTTGCCGAGAGAGATGACATGCACAAAAAGTGGCGTTGGCAACTTCGTGCTTCTATCAAATAAGGAGATAAGCAATGGCTAGGATTTCCAATCAAGAACTGATTACAAAGTATCGTGGCAAAATAGAACAGTCACGTCGTTGGCGACGTGAAGAACGCTACGACGATTTGTGGGCACGAATGGTAGACATGTACCGGGGTCGTCACTACAAAACACAAATGCCAGAAGACCGTTTGCTCATCAACATGGCATTTGCAACCATTAACGTAATTGCACCAAGCGTTTCTGTCAATTATCCAAAGATTGTTGTTAACGCACGTAAATCAGATGATGCACCAAAAGCAATTATTACAGAAGAAATTGTTAACTATTGGTGGAGACACTTTGAGTGTCAAAAAGAATTTCGTCGTGCCGTAAAAGACATGCTCATTCTTGGGCATGGCTGGATGAAAACTGGTTATCGTTTTACAGAAAAACAAGACAGTTACGACACAGCAGATGAACTTGCTACAGCCGAATCAATAACTGAATCAGAATTGATTATCACAGAAGACAGACCGTTTGTTGAACGAATCTCAGCATTTGATATGTTTGTTGATGCTGATGCAACATCAATGTCTGATGTGCGTTGGATTGCCCAACGAATTCGTAGACCGCTAAAAGATGTTAAGAAAGATAAGCGTTACAACGCAACAGCACGTCAAGAAGCACAACCATCACATTATTCTAAATGGAGTGTTGACGAATGGCGTGGCAATCTACGTCCACGACGTGGAGATAGTCCAGAAGATTCCTATGTAGAAATCTGGGAATATTACGACATTGACAGAGACACAATTTCTGTGTTCTGTGACGGTGGAGACAAGTTCCTTGTCCCACCAACAAAAATTCCATTTGCATTTGGACATCCATTTGTCATGTTGCGAAACTATGACATCCCAGACCATTTCTACCCAATGGGGGAACTGGAAGCAATTGAACCATTGCAAATGGAACTCAACCAAACACGTACACAAATGATGAACCACCGAAAAAGGTTCTCACGCAAATGGTTGTACCGTGAAGCATCATTTGACGCAGACGGTCGTGCAGCACTTGAATCCGACGAAGACAACGTGCTTGTACCTGTTATCTCTGAAGACGGATTAAGCAACGCTGTTGTTCCAATGCCGGCAGTTGTTAGTCCACCAGAGTTTTACAATCAATCAGATTTGATTTCACAAGACATTGACCGTGTATCTGGAGTATCAGAATACATGCGTGGTGGACTACCAGAAATCAGGCGAACAGCGACAGAAGCCGGAATTGTTCAAGATGCCGCTAACGCAAGAGCATCAGAAAAACTTGCAGTTATTGAACGTTGTATTGCAGATTGTGGACGCAGACTTGTAATGCTTGCACAACAATACATGACTGGTGAACAATCTGTACGTATTCTTGGTTCAGGTGAAAAGACAGCATGGCTTAACTTTGACCGTGACTACATCCAAGGAGAGTTTGATTTTGAAGTTGAAGGTGGTTCAACGCAACCAGTCAACGAATCATTCCGTCGTCAATCCGCTATGCAGATTATGGATGCTATGGCACCGTTCTTGCAAATTGGAATTGTTAATGTTGAAAAACTTGCACAGTATGTTTTGCAATATGGTTTTGGTGTAAAACAACCTTCAGTCTTTTTGCAATCTCCTCCGCCTCCTCCTGAACCGCAAGGTCCAGAGGAGCCACAAGGTGGTCCAGAAAATACTGAATCTATGGGTTCGGAGATGGCTCCGCAAGGGATGCCAATGCCACCGCAAGGGATGCCTCCTCAGGGAATGTCCCCACAAGGTCTGCCACCACAAGGAGTGCCACCACAAGGTGGCATGCCTCAACTGCCACCTGAGTTGTTGGCGCAACTTGCGGCTGGTGGTGGTCAGGTTGGTATGCCACCGCAAGGTGGAATGCCAGGATTGCCTCCTCAACTTGCTGGTTTACCACCAGAAGTTTTGATGCAATTAATGCAACAAATGCAAGGTGGCAATCAAATGCCACCAAACATGTAACGATAAATCACTACATATAGAGCAACCCTTGGAGGACTCAAGCGATGAGCGAAATAATTGGCAATGAAGTTGACCTGGAAACGGCCCCACTTTTAGAAGAGGGACAACCGCAGGAAGTGGTTGATGTAGTTGAAAACCTCAGTGATGCGGAAATTGAACTGCTTCCTGTTGATGAGTACGGAGACAAATATGTTTCTGTACAAGTTGGTGGAGAAGAAGTAAGAGTTCCTCTCAAAGAGGCGCTTTCTGGATACCAACGTCAAGCGGACTATACCCGCAAGACACAGGAACTCAGTGAGCAACGGCGTCAAGTTCAATTTGGTGCTGCTTTGCAGGAAGCCTTGCAGAGTAACCCTAAAGAGACCTTGGAACTGCTTGGTAAACATTACGGTATACAGCAGACAATCTCTCCTGAAGAGGAACTGTTGATGGACCCGGTTGAGAAGCAGTACAAACAGTTGGAACAACGAATGCAGGCTTTTGAACAAGCAAAAGCAATGCAAGAGTTGGAAAATACTGTCTCTACGCTGCAGAGCCGATATGGTTCTGATTTTGATGCAGATGAAGTAGTTTCAAAGGCTTTGGTCATTGGGTCTACAGATTTGGAAGCGGTTTACAAACAAATGAAATTCGATAGTGTTTATGAGGACGCTCAGGCTGTTCGTCAACTTCGTGCGAAGAAGACGCAAGAGACCGAGAAGGTTACGCAGGCTAAACGAGGAGCATCTGTTGTCAGCGGTGGAGCATCATCTTCAAGTGCCGATGTATCAGCAAAACCCATAACATCATTGCGAGATGCTTATGAAGCCGCAAAACGGCAACATAACGTTTAGCGTTTAACCCCAAGGAGAAAAAATCATGGCATCAGCCAATAGCAATTTTGATGCGCTGCTTAGTACAACCCTTGCGAACTACCGTTCGCAGTTGACTGACAACGTTTTCACAGCCCGTCCACTTACCTACACCCTTATGGAAAAGGGTCGCATTCGTATGCTTAACGGCGGTACGAAGATTGTGGAACCACTCATCTACGGAAAGAACTCAACGGTTTCTTCGTACAGCGGTTACGACTCGCTTTCGTTGACACCACAAGAGGGCATTTCGGCAGCAGAATACGACTGGAAGCAGTTTGCTGCATCCATCTCTATCTCTGGTCTTGAAGAAGCCAAGAACAACGGTGAGCAAGAAATCATTAACCTTTTGGAAGCAAAGATTATGCAGGCTGAAGAGTCAATGCGTGAGTCTTTTAACCAAATGTTCTTCTCCGACGGAACTGGCAACAGTTCAAAGGACTGGAACGGTCTTGGTAACTTGGTTGAATCCGGCAACACTGTTGGAAACATTGACTCAAGTTCTTACACATGGTGGAAGTCGTATGAGGAAAATACTGCAACTGCTTTGACTCTTGCACAAATGAGCACCGCTTACAACAGCGTTTCGGTTGGTAATGACCACCCAGATACTTTGTTGACAACTCAAACTTTGTTTGAGAAGTACGAAGCATTGCTTCAGCCAAACCTCCGTTACACGGACACCAAGACTGCAGATGCTGGATTCCAGAACCTGTTGTTCAAGGCTGCTCCAGTAATGTACGACGTACATTGCACGGCTGGTGTGTTCTACTTCCTTAACAGCAAGTACATCACTTTGGTTGGTCACTCCAACAAGTGGTTCTCGCAGACTGAGTTCATTAAGCCAGAAGACGTTGATGCTCGTTATGCGCTCATCATGTGCTACGGCAACTTGACTGTACGTAACCGTGCCAAGCAAGGCAAACTCACGGCGAAGACCGCTTAAGTTAACTACTAAAAAACAAGGAGAAATATTATGCCACTATTAGCAAATGATACAGATGGTGCTCTCTCACGCAAGCGTGTAGAGACATGGGCAGCCCTTCGTGAGAAGGTAACTGTTGTTGCAGCAACTGATGCAGCAACAACAATGACAGCAGCACAACTTGCTGGTGCAGGTCGTGTAGTTTACACGATGACACCAACAACAGGTCGTGCACTTACCACACCAACTGGTGCGGAACTGGGTGCAGGATTCACCGATGAAGCAGTAGGGACCTCGTTTGAGTTCACTGTTGTTAACGTTGCAGCAGCAACACACGCAATCACTTTGACTGCAGGTGCTTCTGGTGTTACTCTCGGTGGTGTAGCAGGAATGGCTACGGTTGCAGCAGCATCGTCAGCCACTTTCCTCGGTGTTTTCACCGCTGCCAACACGGTAACAATTTACCGCAAGTAAATAATTTGAAAGGGGGGGATGGAAGCCACATTCCATTCCCCTTTTTCTTAAGGAGAACAAAATGCCATACAACTATCGTCAATTAGATAATCATGCAAAAGCAACTCCAAAGTCTGGGACTGTTACAGCACCAGGTCTCTATCGTCAAAGTTCAACACCAGTTAAACAGGATGCGAACTACAAAGTTCGCCCAAATTCGGACAAGACAGGAAAATAATCATGCCAATGAACGAAGGTTACTCAGTAATGCCAAGTAAGAAAAAGGCAGCAAAACCACAAGTAGCAAAACGAGTTGCAGACCGCAAAGCATTTGTTGCTACCAAAACTGCTGAAAAAGGTATTACACCGGCACAAGCAAGGCAACGTTTTTATGTTCAAACTCGCATGAGTGAACTTAAAGCAGCGGGTAAACCTGTGGACGCAGCAAAGCGCAAAGAACTTCAAAAGAAATTTCAATCAGGTAATGTTGCTCGCAAAGGTTTTGCAGCACCCAAAAAGACAACTAAGCCAGTAGTTGTAAAGCCTCTTTACAAAAACAAATAAATCTATTTATCCTCACCATCCAGAAAGATGGTGGGGATAGGTAACAAATTGGGCTAGGAGTATGATGAAAAACGCCGTACCCGCCCATTCTTATTACGGAAAGCCAGTTTCTGGTATCCGTCTTGCCCCATCGGCAGGTGCAAAACTTGCGCCACCATCAGCACCATACATTGGTCGCAATCGCTGTACAGCCAACGATGATACCTGTGAAGGTCCAAAGGCTCGGGGCACAGAATTTTGTATTGGACACCTACGTTCTCAAGGTGTTG